ATGAGAAGTACATTCAGAGTGTTGTTTTACACTAAAAATCAATCGATTAAGAATGGTAAAGTACCTGTAATGGGACGTATTACCATCAACAAGACCACAGCTTGCTTTAGCTGTAAGAAGGAGGTGTCTATTTCTTTATGGGACGCCAAAGCTAATAGGGCTAAAGGGAAATCCGAAGAAGCTAGAATGTTAAACCAGGAACTTGATAATGCCAAAGCCCAAATTGCCAAGCATTACCAATACATATGCGATCATGACAGTTTTGTCACAGCCAAGAAAGTCTATAGCCGCTATGTCGGTTTTAAAGAAGATTCCCACACCCTTATGGAGCTTTTCAGGGAACAGCTTGAGTCATACAAGGAGAAAGTAGGCAAGGAAAAGGCAAAAAGCACCTATCTTGGTTTAGTAGCCGATTATAAGAGCGCATTGCTTTTTTTGAAAGACAAAAAGAATGTTGAGGACATTGCACTTGATGAACTTGACAAAGATTTTATTGAAGACTATTATAATTGGATGTTGGGCACATGCGGCTCGGCCAGTTCTACAGCATTCGGACGTGTTAATACCATGAAATGGCTAATGCATATCGCTCAAGAGAAAGGTTTAATAAAAGTTCATCCCTTCACGGGTTTTGGATGTAAGCCGGGATATAAAAGACGTTCATTTCTCTCTGAAGAAGAACTGCAGAGGCTTATACATGTAGAATTGAGGTATAAACGTCAGCAGGCTATGCGTGACATGCTACTTTTCATGTGCTTCACAGGCCTCGCCTTCGCAGATCTGAAAGCAATTACTTATAAGAATATCCATACAGATTCTGATGGTGGCACATGGCTCATGGGAAACCGTATAAAAACAGGCGTAGCATACGTCGTGAAATTATTACCTATAGCAATTGAACTTGTAGAAAAGTATAAGGGTGATAACAAAAAGAAAGATTCTCCTGATTGCGTTTTCCCCGTCGGTGATTATGAAACCATGAAAAGTAGTTTTAAGGTTTTAGGGAAAAAGTGTGATTGTAATGTAAATATCACCCCTCATATCGGGAGACATACCTTTGCAGTTTTGGCTATATTGAAAGGCATGCCGTTAGAAACTTTGCAAAAAGTATTAGGACACAAATCGATTCTTTCCACACAAGTCTATGCTGAACTGATCAATCCGAAGGTTGGGGAAGATACGGATAGGATGTGCGACAAGATTGGTTCCGTGTATCGCTTGGCCAATTAGAATAAGTATGAAAAAACACCCTTCAGCAAATGTTGAAGGGTGTTTTTCGTATTCAGGCAGGTTGCTTATTTCAAGTAACGCCTGAAATCTTTATAGTTCTTTTTTAGTACCTCGTATAGCCCGCTTTCCGGATAGAGCAGTTTACCCCCGACAGAGGTAATTGAGGTATAAGGTATTGCCTTTTCATCCCGTAGTGTTTGTAATGTACGCTTGGAAACATGAAGCATCCGGCATACCTCATCTCCACTCAGATAATGTTCGTCTGCAATCGTCGGACGTATCCGTGCCGCAGCAGCCTCCAGATTTTTTCCTGTCCGTTTGATCCATCCGGTAAGTTCCTTGAACTCTTCCGAATCTTTAGTGATAATGTCTGCCATACTCTTTATTTTCTTTTTTTGATTAGTCCTTCCTCCAGAATTTGCTGGATGTCCACTTCTTTATAAAAGAATTTTCCACCGATATTAGAATAAGGAATCAGCCCGTTATCCCGGTAAGTCTGCAGTGCCCTTTTGGAAATATTGAGAGCCAGGCACACATCCTGCGCATCCAGTCACTTGTCCGGTGTTACGGGGGCTATTTTCTTTTGAAAGTCCATCATTTGCACGGACAGCATACTTAGTTGTTTCTTCAAGTCCTGATAAGCACTTGTTTCGATAATTGTCAGTTCCATGATTTATAAATTAAATTGTGAATAATGAAATTGGGTGCAAGATAAAGGGAATATTACTATAAATCAATCGTTTAGTTTCCAGTGTCGTTAATAGTCATTAATAGTCATTTTTTGTCAGCGTAGCTTTTCTTATACTTTTTATTTAACGGGGGAGTCGTGAAATCCGACATCCCTTATACAAATGGTAACTCTTTCATCTTTTTTCCTTTTTTGCCCTGCCACATTTCTTTATGATATGGATTTCTTCGGAGAAATCAGAAATATGAGTATCTTTGGAACGAAATATAGATTTAAATGGCAGGCAATAGCCTTCCAATTAGATATAGACATAACATTCGCAGAATGTCTCAAGACGGAAATCTGGTAAATTTCAATGAATAGAGGCTTTTTGTGTATTGCTTATGCTATGCTTTGTCATAGCGTGGCTTACACAGCTACTATTCATAGGTTTACCAGAACCTCCGTCTTGGAGTTGGGTAAGGCCACGCTTTCTCAAATACTTCTGCCGAATAATATTTATAGGTTAAATATTATACTTATGGCAAAACTCCAATTACTTGCAATCACTACTCTTGACGGATACCTCTTCGACAGGACTGTTTCTTCCCCTTTGTGGGATAATCCGAACAAATATGGCCTCACCAAAATACGGGAACGTGCTACACAGACTCTCGGGCCGGATGTATCTTTCATCTCATTGACACAATGGAAAAAGAAAAATGAAGATATTTATTTCATAGAAGCGGCTCCGGATACAATTTCCGTTATAAGCAGCATGTTCAGATACTGGTTGGTGGATGAAATCATCCTTTTTGTCGCACCGTATATCCAAGGGGACGGCATACGTCTGTTTACAGAAATTCCCGGTCCTTCCTCATGGGAAATGACCGGGAACAAATGTTTCAGATCCGGTATTTGCAGGCTGGCCTACAAACGGATTGAATAACCTGCAATTATCTTCTTATCCTGACTGACTTGGTTTAGACAGGCATCTTATATTTCTCCCAATATTTTCTTGCCTTGTCCGGTCCTATCCAGTTCCGTTGGTCATCGATTCCCCTGTCCGAGAGTTGTTTCCTGACCAGCTTCTGGATATCAATCTCCCCTTTGGCTATCTTGATCAGCAGTTCGGAAGCAATCGTATTCAGCATTAAGTCCGGATTCAGTTCATCCGGTATCTCTTCCATTTCTTTTTTCATAAGTCGCTTCTTTATTTTTTAGGTTTATTATCCTTGAAAGTCATCTCAATCCTGTAATTGTCATCCAGCTCGAGTGATGCCTCATACTTCTTTCCTTTCTTGCTGGTAAACTTCAGATATCCGGTACGTTTCCCCGATAGCAGCAGGAGCATCTGATTATCCGTCAGTTCCCTGCCGTTGAACGTTCTAAATAACAGGAACCCACAATTGGGATCGCTGCATTTGGCGACCTTGTTAAAGACGATAATCGTTTCTGCTCCGCATTTGGGGCAGTTACAATGTGGCAAGTCCGGATGGTTAAGTTTCAGGGCAAGCAGTTCCGAGGTGATTTGTTGGGTATAGGAATTGATGCTCTGAGTAAATGTTTCCGTGGAAACTTTGCCGGTTTCGATTTCATGCAAGGCGCATTCCCACCCTCCGGTCATGCTCACGTTGGCGATCATCTTCTCTTTTACAATATCATATACTTCCAGTCCTTTGGGAGTGGGAATCAGTGACCGTCCGTTTCTTTCCACGTAGTGTCTGGCAATGAGCAGTTCGATGATTCCGGCACGTGTAGCCGGTGTACCCAAGCCGGAATCCTCCATTGCCTCTTTTTCCTTTTCATCGTCCAATGTTCTGCCACAACCTTCCATCGCAGCAAGCAGGCTTGCCTCAGTGAATATGGGCTGCGGTTTGGTTTTCTTGACCAATGTATCAATACCGAGCACGGGCAATATTTCGTCTTCCTGAAATTCGGGCAGAAGACTTCCTTCTTCTTTCTCACTGGGTTCGTTATAGATGCCTCTCCACCCCGGAACTTTGATTTGGCTTCCTTTTATCCCGAAAAGAACGCCGTTACAGTCCGCTTGTACGGATACCGTTTCTTTCAGGCATTTGCCGGAGAAAGCCTCCAACATGCGTCCCGCGATCATGGAATAGATATTCTGCTCGTCAAGGGAAAGCCTCTGGGGATAGTTCTCCGTAATGATTAACGCATGATGGTCCGTCATCTTGCTATCGTCCACACAGTGCCGGTTTAAAGGCTGGTTACAGAGGTTTTCCGCATGCCATGTGAAACGGGGATGTTGCTTAAGCAGGCCGATGAGGGAAGGGACTTGTTCGAAGATGTCTTCTGTGATATAGCTACATCCGGTACGGGGATACGAAATGTAGCCTCCTTCATATAATTTTTGAGCAATGTTCAGCGTCTGTTCTGCGGTCAGTCCGAGTTTGGTATTGGCACTTCGTTGCAGGGCGGTCAGGTCATAAAGTAGCGGAGCTTCTTCTGGAACCTCTTTCTTCTCCACTTGCACCACTTTGGCTGTCGTCTCTTCATACACTTTTTTACGGTCCACATCGAGTTTTTCCGGTGTATCATATTTCCCGGTACAGGTTAAGACGAGTTCTTTCCCTGCTTTCGTTGTCCGTAGCTGTAGCAGATAATAGGGTTTGGCTATAAAATCCCTGTTGTCCAGATATCGACGGCAAATCATGCCAAGTGCCGGTGTCTGTACTCTTCCCAGAGAATAGTTACTCTTGCCTGCAGCCATGCTCAAAGACAGGCTGGCATTCATACCGACGACCCAATCTGATTCTCTCCTGGCTTTAGCGGCACGGTACAGGTTGTCAAACTCCTTACTTGATTTGAGGCTATCAAATCCTTCCCGTATCGATTTTTCTGTCATGGAAGATATCCACAAGCGTTTGGTTTCCTTATGATATCCCAGATATTCAAGCACATATCTCATAATTAACTCTCCTTCCCGCCCTGCATCAGTACAGGATATCACTTGATCAGCCTGACCCAACAGTTTACGGATTACTTCCAATTGTTTCAGAGCCGTCGGATCAGCCTTGTATCCATCTTCGGTTTTAATCTGACGGACAACCAGTTTGAACGGGTCGGGAATAATAGGCAGCATCTCCTTTTCCACATGGACAATGCCGTAGTCTTGAGGCAGGGCCAATGCCAACAGATGGCCGTAAGTTCATGTGACGGCATATCCGTTCCCACTCAAGTATCCTTCCTGTTTCTCCGTTACGCCCAGGACCCGGGCAATGCTGCGTGCCACCGAGGGCTTCTCACAAATACAAATTGTTTTCATGTTACTTTCTTTTTTAATATGAATGACTATTTAATTTTTACACTCTTGACCTTTGATTTTTCTTTCCGTACCCTTTTCTTCGGTTCTTTGGGAATGGAGAGCTTCTCTTTCTTTTCCGATACTTGTATGCTTTCCGTCAGATTCGGCAGGGGTATTTCCTTTGCCGGAAAACGGCTGATTAAATCCATTGAGATTCCTGACATTCCCGCATTCAGTTTCACCTGATCTGCCGGTTGGAGGTATTTCTCCCCGTTCTTTCCGGTTGCCAGTTCGTACATGACTGTTTCACGGCCCTGGAGGATTCCTTCGTAATTTTGGTAAGGAAGGTTTGATTCAGACAGTCCGTTCTGCTGAAGCATCCCACAAATCTCATCGGGTGGCAATCCTCCGAACTTCCGGTCAAAAGGAGAAGAAAGAATGTACTTGTATGTTGCCAGAAGCTGCTTTTCATGGCTCATATCGGGACATCCTTCATATTCCTGCAGTTGTTTGATTTTCTTTTCAATGCTGTTCAGAGCTTTGAAAGTATGTCTGTCCTTATTCTGAATAGGCATACTACCCATTCGGACCAGTTCCATCTGGATACGGTTCAGGCTGGACGTTTCCCATTTATTCAACAGATTACTGCGATTGCTCCGGTAATCATCCCGGAGGATAGCGATTGGATTTTTGGTACGAAAGAATAATCCGATCCGTTTTCCCCATGAGGGTTCGTGGAGGTTGGACGCGCTCCAGCGGATCGTGTTGAAACGGTAAGTATCCATGAATCTCCTGAAATGATTCCGGCTGGTAAACAGGTTTCTGAAAGTTTGCAGGAATGCTTTCCTTCCGGCAGCCCTGCGGCTACGTGGTATCTCTTTTTCGGGAATGAATGTATTATTTATCAGTTCCATATGCATTATAATTTGGGCTTCGCCTGCTTTTTAACGGAAGCGGTTTTTGTCTTGACCTTTTTCTTTTCATTGCCACAGGACAGTCCGGGCTTGTCTTGCGGTTTTTCGGCTGTTTGAGCTTCTCCTTTCTTAGAAACAACAACAGGCGGGCTTACCCGATGATAGTTCTTCCGGACTCCATCCCTGTTTAACAGTGTTTGCGCCAATGACCTGGCAGCATTTTGTAATTCATCCATCTTCTGCCGGAAAGGATAATCCCGGTACAATTCCTTTTGCCGGGTAATCTCACGGATACCTTTCTCCACAAACAAGAAATCCTTTTTATAGGCAAACGATTCGTCTGCCGGTAAATGGGCGTATCCTCTGGCTGCTATGTCCTGAAGTGTCATAATGTTCCGGTTACGGATAGAGAGTTCCAATGCGCCGGCTGTGACAAACCGGTTGAGATTTTCTCCCGTAGGATGCATGTCGAAAGTGACGGACGGCTTGTAATTCGCCAGAATTTCCATCCCGGCCTGCGGCATGGTGGTCTGATTCCCGTTGGAGAGTTCCAGCATCCGGCGGGAGACGGTTTCTATCCGGTAAATATTCAATGACTCCACATCCTGCAAAGAGCTTGAGTAGAAATTGTCCGCTGTCGATTGCAGGTAATCCCGAAACTTTATAGTCCCGGAAAGTCCGTCATTGAATACGCGGACACCTTGTTCCGTTTCAGCTATGGTGTAGAACTGTTTGGCTTGCTTTCCTGCCGCAATCTTCTCCATCGCATCTTCGTGTGCAATAAAGCACTTATAAGCTGGTGAGTAGTCCAGATCCCGGATATTCTCTGCCGTCAGTTCCCTTTGGCATGCTCTCAAATAAGCCGCTTTCCGTAAAGGTACGGAGTTGTTTTCAGTGATGCCTCCGTAAGAGGCGATGAAACTGAGGGCTTTCTCACTGTCTTTCGCCGGTAGTTCGCTGGTGAAAGGAATATCTTTAGCAGGTATTCCCTCAAAATGCAGCAATAAGTTATCCGGTATGGTTTTCTGATCCATAGCAATCCGGGCGGTCAGATCCATAAATACCTGAAAAGAGTCCTTATCCGTCGGAACATACGACACGACCATGACAGTCGAGACTTGATTATCCGGCTGTAACACAATAAACAGGCTCTTTAAATCCGCTTTAGCGGTGAATGTATCTTTTATTTTTTCCATCCATGCAGGCATGATAATCAGTTTTAGATGCGGGGATTATGTGACTTGTTCTGACGGGAAGCCGTCTTTCTCTTTTCCGAAGCCGCCGGTCCGGTCAGTTGCAACGGAGGACAGGTCAGTCTGTATCTCAGGCCAAGTATCTTGTCCGCGAGTTGCTGCTGCCTGTTTTGAATATTGTAGAATGCCTTTTCACTATATCCCTTTTTGGATTGCAGTTCGGACATTTCTTGATCCAGCGGTTTAAAATTTCCTTTGTGGGTGAACTCCTTATAGCTTTCATTAGTATTGAAATCAGCCGGTAATCCGTATTCCCGTATAAAGAGCAGGGTGAATATCTCGGCATTCTCCGGCGTTACCGAAAGCCGGTAATCTTCCGTAAACTGTTTGAATGCATGGTATGTCGGCTCTATGGGATAGCCGCCTTTCTTCAACAGCTCGGATTGCTCTATCGGATACAATGGCATTTTCGCCAGCTGCCCGTAGAAAGGATTGGACCGGAAAAGGTCCAGATGCTTCTGCATGTAATGCTCCGTGCTATGGTTCGGGCAGGAAATATAGAATTCTCTGATTCGTCCCAGAGCCTGTACTTCCGGAGTGAAGAAACGGTCAGCCAGATATTGCAGGTAACACTGTTTATAGATGGCTCCTTCATCCGTGGCGGGCAGGTAGACGGCTCCTTTGGGAGTCTGGAGGGAAATGATGGGGTCTATCTCTTTGTTTTGCAGGCTGTCCGGGATAAGCCCGTAATCACGTTTCAGGATATAGGCCGCCTGATCCCGGATCTGTGATTTGACCTTCTCCTGTCCGCCTTTATTTTCAGCCGGAATATTCTGCAGCGCATTGAACTGGGAGTTGAAAGAATTCTTGTGTATGAACGGAATCCTTCTGGTTGTATAGTCTATCCCATAGATTCCTGCGGTTTCCTGTAAGGATAGTAACCGGAGTATCTGGGCATTGGCAATACTGGGGAGCACGTTATAGGAGGAAGCAAACTTGTCATAGGCATCGAATGTCGGTTCTATGCGGTGGCTCCTGTCCAGCCGGGCATTCCGCAGGATAGTCGCATCCAGATATTGTGCTTTCTCCGGCAGAAAAGAGTTTGTATATAAGGAGAAGGCATTGGGAGATGCTTGGAATGCCTTTACCACTTCTGCGTCCGGACGGGTCAGCTTGTACAGGTTGACAAACTCCGGTTTCTCTTCGTCCGTAATGAAGAAACGGTCGGCCAGATGTTGCATATAGGCATGGCAGCATGTCTTTCCAAAGCCGGAATATTCGAACAGAAGCACTCCTTTGGCGGTTTCCACGGCGGTCAGGGTTTCCGACGGATCGTCGTGGAGAGTATCCTGTGCCAGCGCGAACCGTTTGGCTTCCGGCTGTACAAGCAGGTGGTCGGCAAGTCCGCTGGCTACCAGCATGGGCAGGCTTTTTTCTTCATCGTGAGAATGCAGGTATTCCAGTCCGCGCAATGAGACATTGCCCTGCATGCTTCCTCCGTTCCGGGTGATGAATTTTTGTACCAAGCTGTTATCCTTGTCAAAGAGCCGGATATCCGGGTAGCTTACTCCTGCCGGAAACTGGTAGCGGCACAGATAAAGATCCGGCAAGTGGCTTTGGACAAGGGACGGCTTGTACATTTCCCTTTGCCGCTGGAGGTATTCGGTGAATCGTTGATTCATCATCGATACTTCTTTCTCCGGCATCAGGTGCATCTCCAGTTGTCGGGGTTGCCCTTCCAAGTCCTGGGTAACAAAGAAAATCATAATGTTTGAAATCTCTTGCTTTTGCATACGATTGAAATTTAAAATAGTTACATGGTGATACTTCTACTCTTTTTCTTTTCCTGTTTGGGCGGTTCATAGCCCCGTACCGCATAGTCCGTCTGTAGGATTCTCTTTGCCGTATCCTTGATGGTCCGTTCAAGTGCATTTTTCAGCAGTGTGCCATCCTGCTTCCCCACATAAGACAGCCTGATCCGTTCATCCAGGGAGACAAAGCTGTTTTGATGGTTGAACCGGCTGTCTTTTTCCAAATTCCCGATTTGCCCGGTCTTGCAGATCCGGTCGAGTACGCCTATGTTATAATTCTTCTGGCTCTTGCCCAGATTCAACTTTTCGGCCAGTTGGTTATAACATTCCAAAGAGGGAGCCATGCTGCATTCTACCGCCGGGGTATAGTTGGCTATCATATTTGAATCCAGGAAATGAGCCTTTTGGGGAAGGTATATCTTTTTTAAGCCATGTTCAAACATGTTCGAACACTTTGACGCCTCTTTGATCAGATTGATATTGGAAGTGCTGAAATAATATATTTGCAGTTTATCCGCATCCCTGTAAACCGGCGAGAAGAAATTATCGCCAATATGCTGCAGGTATTTCTGCGCACACTGTATCCCCCTGCCGGTATCATTGAACATCAGGACTCCCTGGTTCGTATTTATTGCAGTAATCACCCTGTTGTAGATATCTTTTTCCTTTTCTTGATGGAATGCGCGGTAAGCGTTCAGTTGTTTTTTCAGCAGGGGATTGTCTTTGGCCTTTTGAAGCATTCTCTGGATGCTATCCACATTATGGATGCCATAAGGAGATGTATTCTCGTAAACGAAGGCGATATCCCGCAATGGGAAATGAGTTGCACAAGACAGTCCTCCGTTATGGGTCATGTCCTTGATGAACCTTTCAATGTTCCCCGGTTGTACAGCACCCTGATATGGTATTAAATAGACTTCTTCCTTAGGAATGTAGGAGCCTTTCAAGGCCAGTTCTGCCTGCCCGAAAAGAAATTTGCCGCCATCTGAATTGATGCCATAACGATTCTCTATGGTCTGGAAATGTTCAATCTGCCTGTTGCTGTTCAAATTGAAACCAATGTATGTACTCATATTATTTTAGATTTTTATCGGTTTGACTTAACCGATTGAAGAATAAACTTTTAGCGAATTGTTTGAGAAATAGAGGTAACGATTTAGCAACCGTGCGAATTTCAGCGTTTTGCGTTGCTATGCTGTCAAATAACTCTTTACGCATACAAAGGTATAATAATTATTCGGAAAATAATGCTTACTATCGAAAAAACTGCATCCTATCTTTGTAAATAGTCCATTAAAAAGGATGCAGTCTCGCAAATTATAGCGACCTTTGTAATTGAAACTCAATGCATCAATTACAATGGCAAAAATTACCGTTCAAAATACAGATATTAGCGTTGTCAAGTACAATGAAGAAGACTACATCAGCCTTACAGACATGGCAAGAAGCCAACTACAAGAGCATATTATCTTCCGTTGGCTTAGCCTTAAAAGCACTATCGAATATCTTGGTGAATGGGAAATGTTGTACAATCCCGATTTTAATTGTACCGAATTCGGTACAATTAAAAATGCGGCAGGAAGTAACAATTTTGTGCTTTCAGTGAAAACGTGGATAGAACGAACCAGTGCCATCGGTATTCGTTCTAAGGCTGGTCGCTACGGTGGCACATATGCACATCGGGATATAGCATATCATTTTGGTATGTGGATTTCTCCTAAATTCCAATTACTTCTTGTTAAGGAATATCAGCGGCTAAAGACAGAAGAACAAAGGCTGCTCGGTTGGTCAGCGAAACGTGAATTGTCAAAAATCAACTACCGCATACATACTGATGCCATAAAGCAAAATCTTATTCCGAAGGAAGTCACACCGATACAAGCAAGCATTATTTATGCCAATGAAGCCGACGTGCTGAACGTGGCAATGTTTGGTATGACAGCAAAACAATGGAGAGAAGCGAATCCCGAATTGAAAGGAAACATTCGTGATTATGCTACTATCAATGAACTTATCTGTTTGTCGAATATGGAGAATCTAAATGCTGTGTTTATCGAACAGAATATGGCACAACGTGAACGTCTTGTTAAGCTAAATCAAATAGCTATCCATCAAATGAGTATATTGGAAAGTGGTGATAATCAAAATCGCAAGCTGTTGAAATAAAGGATTATGAAAGACAATAAGAATTACGATTATACGGATGAATTTAGCGATATAATCCATACTGTAAGATTTATAAATGCGGCCGAGTTGTCCGGAGTATTCTTTTCTGCCCCCAAGTGGATAACCATTTTGATGAAATTTCGCAATGTCATGGTGAGACCTTTGGGATTGAAAAAAGGAAAAGATTTCTCGGATTTAGTACACATCGAATCCGAGAATATAGCAACGGTATGCAAAAATGATAAGCATCTTAATTTAGAAATTGTGTTTATAACCGAAAGCATGGAGCGTGATAGCCAACGCATATCTGTCAGCACAAAAGTCAGATTCCATAATAGCTTAGGAAAATGTTATTTTGCCACAATCAAACCGTTTCACAATTTAATTTGCAAGACACTCTTACAACGAACAAAAAACAATATTGAAAAATCTCTTTACAAATAAGCATTGTGATGTGTCAGCAATCAATAAAGAATATGAATACAGATTATAAAGTTGGTGATTTTATTTATAATGCAGATATTTATGATGGGTTGAATAATTCCCTGTCCGATTTGGAGTTTTACAAAAAATGGCTACCTCAAAATAAAGATGCCAAAATACTTGAACTCTGCTGTGGTACGGGTAGACTTACGATTCCAATAGCAAAGGATGGGTATAATATTAAGGGAGTTGATTATACTTTATCTATGCTTGAACGGGCAAAGGAGAAAGCATTTCAAGCTGGATTAAAAATAGATTTCATTGAAGCGGATATTAGAGAATTAAACTTGGGAGAAAAATTCGATCTTATTTTTATTCCGTTTAATTCAATCCATCATTTGTATAAAAATGAGGATTTATTTGATGCGTTGAAAGTCGTAAGAAATCACTTGAAAGAAAAAGGTTTGTTTTTATTGGACTGCTTCAATCCTAATATCCAATATATTGTTGAAAACGAGCGGGAGCAACATGTCATTGCCGAATATACAACCAAAGATAAAAGAAGAGTATTGATAAAACAAAGCATGCACTATGAAAACGCATCTCAAATTAATCGTATAAAGTGGCAATATTTTATTGACAATAAATTTCATTCAGTCCAAAATATGGACATGAGATTGTTCTTTCCCCAAGAGTTAGATTCATATCTCAAACAAATTGGATTTAATATTATCCACAAATTCGGGGATTTTACAGAGGGAGAATTTGATGACAATTCAGAGAAACAAATATACATTTTGGAACTTAAAAAGTAAGGACAAAATGATAAAATCATAGATGAAATACAACAAAAATACTGCTTACAATTTTTAAACAAACAGTATTTTTGTTGTTTTCGGTGAATATAAACGGTTATAACTTCATTCCTCTTCCTTTCCTTTGCGGCTGCATGGGGCGGTGTATGCTCTGCCTTAGCTTGTCGAACTGCTCCTTGAACCACTCGGCAATGGGCTTTCGGTCGATGACAAGAACTAATTTCGTCCCGTCCGTGGGGTCTTTTATCACTTGAACCCCAGCCTTTTCGGTCTTAAATTTCCGCTTGTGTTCCTCCGAGTAGAGTTCCCCTGCGTATTCCAACGGCTTTCCCTTGACAAGCGTTGCCGTCTGTCCATCACTGAACCCGATAAGGCGGCAGAGGTTTTCGATACGGAGCATTTCACGGAAATAGGGAAACCATGCCGCCGCCCTTGCGATTACCGTTTTCAGAAACGATATTTCCTCCTTGTGCTTCGCTTCCTTGTCCGCTATCTCCCTGCGGTGTTTCTGCTGTATCTCCGCCATTTGTCGGCTGTGGTCTGCCTGCATGGTCTGTATTCGGGTTTGCAGGGCTTCGATGGCTTCCCCGTGCGTGGCTACCTCCCGATGCAGGGCGGTGTTCTCCCTCTCCAGCGTCTTGACCTTGTTGCTGCCGAAAAGAGAACCGACACTCTCGGCGATGTTGGCGGCTGCGGTGGTTGCCGCCCCTTTCAGCTTCTCGGTCTGTATTTCTTTTTTCGCCCGTCTTAGTTCCTCCTGCGCCGTTTCTTTTTGCTGCTGCAAATCCACCACCTCCGCTTTCAGATTATCGGCGAGTTTCTGTATATCCCGATAATACTGCTGCGTGGACTTGTGGCGAGCCTTCGAGCCGTCTATGCCCCTTTGCAGCCCGTATTTCGCCATCGCTTCGGCATAGGTATCTTGGTAGGACTTCAATTTCAGCCGTGTCATAATATCGTCTGCGCACAGCCTCACGGTGTCGGTAGGCTTCTTGCGGTATCGCTTCTTTGTCTGTTCCTCCCTTTTCCTGCGCTTGCGCTCTCCCTTGACGATGGGGACGAGTGTAACGTGTATGTGCGGCGTTTCCTCGTCCCTATGCAGGTGCGCCGCCACGATGTTCTCCTTTCCGAACGTGTCGGCAAAGTATTTCAGATTGTCGGCGCACCACTCGTCCAAACGTCCCTCTTCCTCTATTCGCTTCATGTCCTCGTGCGTTCCCGACACGTTGATGCGGATTGCCCGTACTTGGTTGCTTCCGATTTTGCGTGTCAGCCCCACTTCTTCTAATCTCTGCTGTATAGCCGCCGAACGGTCTTTCACCCCGTCGGGGTATTCGATGAGCCTGCGGTTCAGATGGGTGCGTGTGGGGTCGGCGTTCTTCGGTATGATGAAACGCTCGATATGTGCGGTTGTTCCGCTGTCGCTGCCGTGCGCCTTTTCCATGTGTAAAACTACGAAACCCATATATTCTTCCTTTCTTTTTTGGCTTGTGAAACAATAAACTTGACTATCTTTGAGGGCGGCGAAATGCCGTCCTCAACGGGGTGTGCAGAGGGGCTTGCCCCTTGCCTTATTGGGGAATTTTCAGCGATACGTAGTATTGCGGCTCGGAAAATTCCCTAATAAGCTACGGTATTTTCTCCGTAAATACCCTGCGGCGTGCCGTCCGTCTGTCCGTCTGCCTTTCGGCGGTGGCTGTCCCTGCCGTCTGCTTACCCATATACCCCCACCTTATTTTTTCCCTTTCGGTCGGTGGGTGGCGGGGCGGTCGTTTCCGTTTTCAAAGGCTCTTTTGCACGGGGCGGTCGGATACAAGGTTTTCCCGATAAATACGCTCGCAGCAAAGCGAGAGGAAGATTTATCGGGAAACGGCGCAGCCGCCCGACCTTTTAGCCGACATAAAGCCCCGTGCTTGCTTTGCCTTTGTAAACGGGAATGATTGCTCCGCTTTGCTGTGTTCGGAAAATCGAATCTGCGTATCTGCACATAGTCGGTTATTAATGGATTGACTGACTTACAGATTCAATGATTCCAATACGACAGTACGACATGACTTCATGACGATATGACTGCTTGACTGCCGACATTCAGCGAAAGAAAAATCATGCTGTTCTCTTTTCGCCCGTGTATAATCCTTTCCAGCAACACTTTGCGGACTTTCGCCGCCCCGAATGATTCGATACGGAAAGCGAGGGCGGCTATCGTTTCGAGATTGTAAACCTCCGCGCTGTATCTGTCCGATATGCGGATAATGCGCCTTATGTCATATACGCTCAAAACTCCGCTTTTGCAGAGAGCCTTTATCCCAGCCCGAACCGTCGGGGCAATAACCCCGAACAGTTCGCAGATTTCCCACTCGGTCATGGCGGTTGCGCCTATATCGCTCGGCAGGGAGATATTGCCCTGCCCGTCCATCGTGATAATGTTCCTTTCTCCTTTCATCGGTATGCTGTTTTAAGGTGACTAAATGGCTCGGCAAATACTTTTCTCCATATCCTCCAACTTGTGCGACAAGTCTTCCATGTCCTGACTTATCTTTTGGGCGGTGATTTTGGCGTAAATCTGGGTGGTCTTTATGTTAGTGTGACCGAGAAGCCTGCTGACGGTTTCAATGGGTACGCCGTGCGACAAAAGTACGGTCGTGGCGTTCGTGTGACGTGCAACGTGATAGGTCAAGCGCACCTTGAAACCGCACTGTCTGCCTATCTCTTTGAGTATCTTGTTGCAACTGCCATTGCTCGGAATGGGGAAAACATGACCGCCCCTTGCCAGCCCCTTGTATTTCTCTATGATACGTTTGGGAACGTCCAAAAGACGGATGTTCGATTCGGTGTTGGTTTTCTTTCTTCGGGTGATTATCCACAGATTGCCGTCGAAGAATGTTTGCAGGTGGTCGGCGGTGAGGTTCTTCACGTCCGAATACGCCAAACCCGTGAACACCGAAAAGACAAACAAGTCCCGTACAAGTTCATGGGTGGCGTTCTTCATGGGTGCGTCCATGAGCGTCTGTATCTCCGTTTGGGTGAGATAGCCCCTGTCCACGTTTTCGGGAGAGTTGATATATCCGGCAAAGGGATTGAACGGCAAACGCCCGTCGTTCCTCGCAATGGAAACGATGTGTTTCAACACAATCATGTAGCCCCACACGGTATTGGTGCGGCATTTTTTCTCCGTGCGCAAAAAATACTCGAAATCGTTGATGAACGTGAGGTTGAGTTCCTTTAACGGAATATCCTCACGTTTGTAGGTATGGGGCAAAAACTCCCGAATATGGTTGCAGACTGTCCGATAACGGGTGAACGTACCCTGTGCCCTGCTGTGCCCGACTTTCTTCTCAAACTCGGCGTTGTGCTGCTCGAACAGCTTCAGCAAGGTTTCCTGCTTGATGCCGATACCGAGATAGGCATCTTTTAGTTTGGAGGCGGTAACATAACCGTCCGTCTGCATCAGTTCTTGATAACGGCGGTTTACCTCCACTCGGATTTTATCTACCGCAAGGTTGATTCTCTGTGCTTCGACGCTCTTGCCCGAAGCACGGTTGTTCTTCACGTCCCACAGCCGTGGGGGAACGTCCATCTTGCAACTGAACTGTTTAATCTCGCCGTCCACCGTGATACGGCACATCAGAGGCAGGTTGCCGTTCGGCTTCTCGCTGCCTTTCTTTACGTAAAATAATACCTTGAATGTACTACGCATAACTCACTCCTTTTTTGGTTACAAAATTAGTTATTAGTGAGTTACCGACAGCTATGTAAATCTACGCAAAACACAGAAACAGAACCTTTTAGCAAGAAATCTGCACCCGTTACGGGAGTAACGAGGTGGTAACTGAACTTCTGCACCGTTTGGCTTCGAGGTGGTATTTCGTTGGCTCTGCCCCATAGAAAAACAAAGCGTAACGAACGCTCTATCAGCTAATTCGCTACGCTTTGCCCAAATTTACTTTTTCGCTATGGGTTTATTTTATGGTTTAGATGAATGGTTGATTAAGATAGTCTATGCCGTTTCGACGGGTCGGGAACTTTTTTATTCTTCATTTTCTGCTCCATTTTCTGTTTTTCTTCCAGGTCTATAGTCCATGGAAAACAGGTCATGATCTTGTCCGGGCAGCAAAGGGAGATTCTTTTTTGTTTCATGGACTCATCATCCAGCCGGATATAGACAAAGTAATCCAGTTCCCCTTTTCCGGTTTCTTCAATGGCTGTTACTGTTCCTTTATAGGGAACAACGGGAGTTTCCTCTTCCGGATCGTTCTCTACAATCCGCGCTCCGAGGTACATCTGACTTTTAGGTATCATATCGCTTTATTTTAAACGGTTATTGTTATGTCTGTTCTTATTCTCAGTCTTTTTAACGGTATTCTTCTCTTCCGGCAGCGGACAGAGCAGTCCGTCCTTTATCACGTATGTCCTGACGCCGAAGGGCTTGGAGGAACCCTCAATTCTGCCCTGCTCAAAGTCGGCCTTGCAAAAAAGGAGATGCCTTGTCGCCTCCTTGTTGTTTTCCGGGAGATACAGTGCGTATCCCGAAGCCAGTGCCGTCTTTTGAACTTCATTCAGTTTTCGGCTTCCGACGGTGAAGGTAACGGTGGAGTCATTCAACATATTCTCAAGGGAACGGTGCCCTCTCACATCGAAATCCCTTTTCAAAATTCCATCGGCAGCCTTCCGGATTTCCGTAGACAACCGCTTGAACTTTCCCGTATCGAATTCGCCGGCAGATTTAACCTGCGTGACTTTTTCAAATTCCTTGGCATACGGCAGCAGTTCATTGAAATAGGTAAACGGTTGTTCATGAATATTCATATAACCGTTACGCATGACGGTCAGCAGCCGGTAAATGTCATGGTTCTCCCGGCTGATGGAAACCTGCGTATCCTTATTGAAATGCCAGTCGGTGGCGAATTTTATAAAATCCCCGGCTGTCGCTTCCATCGAATGGTAGCATACCGGTTTTAAACTGTCGATGAATTCTTTGGGCAGTTCGTCAAGACCGATATAGGATGCCGGATAAAAATCGAAGGAATAATCCAGTTCCATCGGTTTGCACGGCTTGTAAGCGGCATCTATGAGAGGAACCAGGTTCTTGTCCATGAACGTACTGTCGTAGACGGCCAGATGGCCGGTATCGTAGTGCGGGTCGAAGTAATGGTCCGTGATGTACCGGATGCACTCCCTGAATCCGTTCCTGCCGATCTCGTTACCGGAAAAGATAAGGTATCCGAAGTCATTCTCCACCACTTTTAAGGGGAATGTGTACCGCGGCTGGCACCGGTACAATGTCCTTTTTTCCTGTTGCTGTAATCGAAACTCCAAGTATGCGGGTTCCTGCATGAGATACTTCTTCAATATGCCGCCGTCCGGTTCATTCTTGTATTTATAGGTATAGACCGCATCACGCAGGGAAATGCGTTTGGCAGGGGGAATGCAGTGTTCTTGAAAATACGGCAGCAGTTCCTTGCTGATATATTCCTCGAAAGGGGTATGGGTATCTACCGGTGGAACCTGCCTCATGTTCGCCAGGTCAAACCGGAGCAGTTCCGTATCCGGAATATAGGGGCAGCACTCCGCTTCCTTGATATTGTCAATCAGGAATTTGCGGAACAGGCTGTCCGCATCTCCTTTCTGAATGAATGTGAGGGCATTTCGGGGCTGGTGGGGAGAGTACTGATGGTAACGGTCCATACCGACAAAAATACTTCCCGGCTTGTCGGGATCGAAAAAAGGATTTTCCATTTGGTTTCTCTTGTCCATATTTCTACAATTTAGGGTGGGTATTTCTTTTCTTTTTCACGTCCTGCTTTTTATTCAAAGCCTTTTCGATGACTGTTTTCACTTTGAACACCTGTTTGTTCGCAGGAGGATCCTTAGAAAATACGATCCGGGTGAAATCCCCGTTTATCCATGCATAGGCATGGGACGGGTTGCTTTTTGCCTCTCCCGGCAGGAAGAGTCCGTGCCCTGCCGCCAATACTTGCCGGTGAGGGGTAAAGAGCCGGACACCGTCTACGGTGACACATTCCATCGGGTCGCGGAGGATGTTCCCAACAGTCCGGTGTCCACGCACATCGTAATACTGCTTGAGGAGTTTGTCCAGCAAGGCTTTATCCTGGCCGGTTTCTTCTATCTGCTGCCGGATATCCGATGTAAGCATTCGATAAACTCCCCCTTTCATTCTAAAAATGTGATATTACTTTTGTAATCAAAGTAAAAAAGCTCAATTGTTATGTCACATCAATGGACCATGGAAGATTTTGAATCTATTTATTCCCGTTTCAAGTCGAGCGGACTGTCAGTTATGGATTTTTGTTCGAATGAATGTATTCGTCCCAAACGTTTCTACGAGTGGCGTTCCAAGCTGTTGCGCAAAGGCGGCTTTATCCCGGTAAAGGTAAACAGTAAGGGCCAGGTCAGTCTTCCCCATAAGGAGAAATCCCTGCTGTCTGCCCCTCCGGTCAGCCCGTCGCCAATTCCCCAGCCGCTATGTGAGATCTCCTATCCCAATGGCGTCACAGTCCGCTTGAACAGCCCTTTGTCACCGGAGGTATTGCAAACCCTGATATTTTTGAATTCAAACCGTTAGCCTATGTTTTCTTTGAATGAATCCAACAGATATTATCTTTACCCGTATCCGACAGACATGCGTAAGAGTTTTTATACGCTTAGCGGCATCGTGACCAACCAGATGGGAAAGAATGTACGGGACGGTGACGCTTTCATTTTTATCAATGCGAATTGTACCTGTATGAAAATCCTCCATATGGAATATGGTGGTCTGGTGATATACCATATGAGGCTGGAACATGGGCACTTCCATCTGCCGGTCATAAATACGGAGGAAGGTCGGATTAAAGCGATTGAAACCTTCTGGAATGACCTTGTGATGATGGTTCAAGGAATGGACGGCAGCAAGGTCAGGCGTTATAAAAGGAGTGGTTTCCATGGGTTGTAGTTGTAACAAATTATAACATATACAATGCCGTATTCCGGCTGTTTTTTAGTATCTTAGCATCATATTTAAACGATTATGCCAACCGATAAGGAATTACTGATAAAGGATCTCATGCACAAATGCGACTGTCTGTATAGAGAAAACAGCCGGTTGAAGGAGATGGTGTCCACGCAGCCCCTTAAAGCTGCGGACAAAGAGGTGTATGAGGCTTTATTGTCTGACAAGGATGCCATAATCGCCCAAAAGGAAGCAAAAATCAACAGTCTGGAGCAACGTGTATCCTATCTTGAACGGCAGTTGTACGGTAAGAAGGCGGAAAAGTTCATAAAGCCTGACGCCCAGGACCGCTGGCTGGATTTTGAAGGCTTTGACATGCTTCCCCAGGAGGCTGAAGCCGCAGAAGAAGCAGAAAAGGAGTTGAAGGCTACCAGAGAAGCGATCATCGCCCGTAAAAAAGCGGGGAAGCAGCATCCTGCGAGAAAATCCCTTCCGGAGAATCTTGAGCGTGAGGTGGTCCATATATATCCCGAAGGGTATAATCCGGAAGAGTGGACGCTCCTTCCCGGAGAGGAAGTGACCGAGATCCTTATGCACGAGCCCGAGAAGTTCTATATCCGCAGGATAGTGCGCCATACAGCCAAACGGAAGGGTACAAACGAGTTCAAGACCGGCCCGCTTCCCGTCATGCCAATAGCAAAGAGCTATGCCTCTGCCTCATTGCTGGCAGACATGATGATAGGGAAATATGTGGATCACATACCGTTCCACAGGCAACTGGAACAGTTCAAACGTGTGGGGGTACATCTCCCCGCGTCAACGGTCAACGACTGGTTCAAGGATGTGGCGGATTTGCTAAGGCCCCTTTACTTCCGATTATGGGAGCTGGTGATGCAGACTGACTACATACAGTCGGATGAAACGACAATCCCCGTGATGAATGACGAGAGACACAAGACGGTCAAAGGTTATATCTGGCTTGTGCGCAGTGTCATGACCGGACGTCAGTTCTTTTACTATGACAAGGGTTCCCGAAGTGGAAAGGTGGTGCTGAAACTCTTCGGCAAGTTCCGGGGAGCCATACAGACGGACGGATACGAAAGGTACGAGATGCTGGACGCCAAGAAAGGTATTATCCTTCTTGGCTGTTGGGCCCATGCACGCAGACATTTTTGGGAGGCAAGAAAGAATGACATGCAGCGTGCCGACTATGCGCTCGCACAGATACAGTTGCTTTATGACGTGGAGCGTAAGGCTGACGATGAACGCCTGACTTACGAACAGAGGGCTGAACTTAGGGCACGTCTTGCATATCCCATACTTGTGCGCTTCGAGAAATGGCTGGTCAATGAATATCCCAAAGTAATGAAAGACAGTCCGATCGGAAAAGCCATAAAATATACATACGGAAGGTTCGACAAACTCTCCAGGTACCATTTGGACGGTCGTTACAGACCGGATAATAACGAGATAGAAAATAAAGTGCGGCCTGTCGCGTGCGGCAGACGTAATTACCTGTTCTGTGGCAATAATGATGCCGCTGAAGATGCGGCGGTGCTCTACTCGTTCTTCGGCTGCTGCAAGGCTGCCGGGGCTGACTTCCGCACGTGGCTGATCTACTTCCTTGAACATATACATGATTATGACGATGACTACTCGATGGATCTGGCCGAATTGTTACCTGACAATCTGTTATCCAAGGGCAAGATATTATCCGTTACGTCACCGGAATCTCCCAAGAAAGACTCCTGATACCTTCGTAAATCTCGCCTAAACACGGGAAAACTACCGTTTTATGCCAATCAAGACGGGAAAATAGGGAATAAAGTGCCGTTTTTATCTTCATTATCCCCGATAAATAGGGAAAATAAGGGAAAGAATACCCTTTTATACCAATTATGGCGGGAAAGTAGGGATAAAAATATCGCTTTATCACATTTGTCACAGGAAAATAAGGGGCAAAGGGGAAAAACTTCCTTTTATCCGCTCCATTAGTAGGGATAATATCAATTACTATAGAACCCGCACATCTTTGGGTTGAATTGATGTAACAATAAATCATAGAACGATAAAATGAATAAACGACATTATGAACATACGTTACCCAATATACGAGGGAGTTTATCGAATACTTACTATCCGATGCTGTACCTTGTTTGGAAAGCTCCAGTAATTTACGGTCCTTGCTTTCTATTTCCTCCAAAATATCAGCGATATTACGGTTGCGATGGCTGCTGGTACAATGCATATTGTGGCAGAAACTACCGAAATCCTCCCAGGTCGGCTTCATCTCATTCCGGTAGACCAGCTCCATTTCCGGTGTCTTATCCATCTGCAGGTAAGCATATTCCGGGTACAGGCCTTCACCCGGATTGACATAGGATCCATCCTTTAGGACTCCTTCTGCCCGGTAAACATTTACCGGACCAAGATTGAAATGGGGATCGAAGTAATGGTCTGCCATAAATTGCAGAAAGTCCTGCCTGTTTTTCTGTCCTTCCGTCGTATCAGTAAAGAACACAAAGCCATGGGCTGTCTCTATGGCTGTATAGGATTGTTCAGGTTGCTTCATATCATTACATTTTGAGGGAATTGTTCCTTTTCGTTTTCGATACCTTTTTCAAAGCCGGTACATATGGAATGATTTTGCCGTTTTTCTCCTGATACACGGTCTTGTTTACGGGAGATTTGGTATATGCCATTACCCGGTTGCATGTCTTTTCGGCATGGAGGAAATGTAAATCTGGCATTGACTTGGATATTTGGGGACAGTAGATCCACTTTCCTTCCAGCAAGGCTTGCCTCATGGCTTCGCCGGCATCGGTTCCATTGATGAGAAACGGGACGCTCCTGTCATTCAGTGTCCTTTCCAATGTACGGTGTCCACGGACATCGAAATCCGTCAGAAGGATATTCTTCGCTTTCCAACGCATGTCATCCAGCACATCTGACAAATCTGGCCCCGAGGACTGTCCGTTGATACAGTCGTCTATCCGGGTGACATACTCCTGAAAGACATTCCGGTATCCGAAATCGGGATCATTTATTATATCCCGCTTGAATCCGTTCTCCATCAGATACAACAGTTTGCTGATATCCGCATTGTTACGGCTCGCAGGACATCCGGCAAATTCATTCAGGCGGAGAAATTCAGAAGCGCTCGGCTCCATGTCCGTTTCAAACGCCAGTTTCCACTGTTTCCTGTCACGGAAAGCCTCTTTTGAGAATACAGCATTATCAAAATCATATTCCCCTTTTCCGCTTTGGGGATTCTTCCGGTAGCAGGCATCCACCAAAGGACAGATATCGTCGGACAGGCAGTTGACGTTGTATTGCCTGACAGGACCGGGTTCGCCATGAACCCAGAAATAATTGCCGGATAACTGTTGGTAAAAGCTCTTCAATCCCTCCCGTCCCATTTTGGTATCACTGAAAAACAAGATTCCTTTGGACGTTTCCACAGCATGCAGCGGTAATTTGTAAACCGGATTATAATCATACCTGGCAGCCAGCTCATCCTGCTTCTGATGAAAATGGACCAGCTCGTCCAACTGCTGTGTGGTCAGTTTCGGAAGTTCTCCCGATATCATGAGGATATCGCTGCGTGACTGCGCAAACAGGACATTTCTCAGATTGGTACTTATTAGAGGAGCCAGTCCCTTTTCCCGGATATAGGGTAGTAATACCTGATTGATATATTCCTTTTTGGAAATATCTCCGGAGATAGCCGGTACATCCGTCATCTTCGGGAATGAATAGATTTCCAGACGGGTATTCGGTACGAAGGCGGAGTATTTGGCTTTTATCGATTGTTGGCTGAACAAGGCCATAAACGTATAGACAGGGTCTTGCCTGTCGGGATTGGCAGGATAAAGCATATAGGAGGATTCTGCATGGGGTTTCTCCTTGCCGGTTTCATAACCGACAAGGAGCTGGCCTTCACCGTCTTTCCTGAAAAGCTCGTCCAATAGTTTGGGATCATCAGAAATATAGGTTGCCATTTTTCTTACATTTTAGGTGTGATGGACGGTTTACGGGTACGCGGTTTCTTTTCCGCTTGCTGTGAGGCTTCCTCTTTTTTCCGGGGTTTTCCGGCTACTTGTACCGGTGCATGGGGCTGCTGCTGGCTTCCGTCTTGTTCCTGACCTTGTTTCTGTGCCTCTTCCAACTTCTTGGTGCTTCTTTCCCAGAGGAATTCCACCCCTCGCTCGGCGGCACTCATCTGGATGGAGGTGGCATAAAATTTTCCATTATCAGACTTGAAACGGATCGGTACTTCCTCACCGCGCACGGCAGCATCGTATTCTTTCGGAGAAAGCGTATAATCTTTCACCTTACGCGGAATGCGTGCCTGCTCTACGGGCATATGGAACAATTCATTGGTCACCGGGTCTTTGGAAAGGTAGCAGGATTTGGTTTCTTTGGTACGGTAGTCAATGACTACATCCACCGCCTTGCCGAGATTGCCGGTCTGGTTCAGGGCCTTGAGGTCTTCTTCCGTCAGGACATGTCCCCTGTAGTCTTCCCCGATCTTGGGAGCCTGACGGATGTAGTGGATGTCGAACTTGACAGCTCCGTTCTCGTCGCGGAACAGGGAGAGTTTGGCATCCCCGTTTTCACGCCCCAGCTCGGAATTTTTTGCCACACGGAAAGCGATAGCGGAAGTCTTTCCCTGCAACATTCTTTCGAGGCTGTCCTTTGCGTTCTTCAGTCCGTCCGGGGTAATGCCGTATTTGGCGGCCTGTTCCCAATTCACTTCCCGCTCGTTGAAGCGATGGTTATTATACACCCTGGTCGAAGCCAGTTCCCTTCTGACTGCTTCGTTCTGTGGTTCCTGCGCCGCTTCGATCTTTTCTTTGGCCTGCTCTACGAGCGTTTCCTTCGGCATGTTGTAGAGGGAGTAACGACCGGGATTATTGTACTGGTAGAGAAAATTCTTCCCGAAGTTGGTGAAGAAGTTTCCACGTTGGTCCACTTTGATAAACTGGTCCCTGTTCGCCTCGTTAGCTTCGAGCGTTTCCAGCTCTCCGTTCGCTGCGATTCCTTTTACACCTTTGGCTTTCTGCTCTTTCTTGTCATACGCCATCAAATACCCGTGTTCCGGGGTTGCTTCCTTGTTTTCAGGAGCTAAATTCACATCGTTCATATACGTTAATTTTAAAGATTAATGAATCATTTACGAGGGTAAAATTACTATCTTTGTCATTAAATAGTTTGATTATGAGGAAGTTGTCATTAATTGTCATGTTCTGTCACTTATTGTCATGTCCGGCTTTTGCACAGTCCCCGTCAAAGGGATATAAAGCCGGACTCAGTGCTGTCATCTACCGTATCCACTCTGCCCGGCAGTGAAAGTCTTTCATATGAGACAGCCGGTTGCCGGTTACCGTACTGGCCGATTATCCTATTCTGTATCCATTGAATGAAAGTCGGAGGAGGTATGCCGTTTCTTCCGGTTTCGGTATAAGGATGCATCCGGTGAAAAAGAAAAGGATACTCCATGCCGGAGTGGATCTTGCCGCACCCTATGGCACGCCGGTCTATGCTTCAGGAAGCGGGAAAGTCGTTGAAGCCAGGTATAGCAGCAGTTACGGCTGGTACATCGAAATCCGGCACGCGGGCGGCTTTTCCACGTTGTATGCACACTTGAGCAAATTGCATGTGAGGAAAGGGAGCGATGTACGCATAGGTCGGCATATCGGCAATGTCGGTCATACCGGCATAGCGACCGGCAACCATCTGCATTTTGAACTGAGAAAAAACGGGAAGCCGCAGAATCCGTTGCAGTGGGTGATACTAAAGGATTCCCGTTCTAAAAAGAGTCATTAATTTAATCCGTTACACAATGAACATTGAAGAAGCCAAGAGCATTCAGTTGGAGGATTATCTCCGGCGTATGGGGTTCAACCCGGTAAAACAACAAGGGGACAGTATCTGGTATTGTTCCCCTTTCCGTGAGGAGAAGACACCTTCTTTCAAGGTGAGCGCATCCCGCAACCTATGATACGATTTCGGCATCGGACAGGGAGGGGACATCATCACCCTGGCGATGGAGCTTCAAAAGACGAAGGATATCTCTTATGCGCTTAAAACGATAGAGGGACATTTTCCGGCTGCTTTCCGTCCGGTAGCAGCCTCTCCCCGGCAGGCGGAACCGCAGGCTACCGGCTACCGGCAGGTACGCATTGATCCGCTGACGAACCCGGTCTTGCTGGGATATCTCAAAGAAAGAGGCATCTTGCCTGAAATCGCAAGGGAAGCATGCAAGGAAGTGCATTTTCAGAACAAGGGAAAATGGTATTTTGCCGTAGGCTTTGCCAACCGGAGCGGCGGGTACGAGATCCGTAACAAATACCTAAAAGGCAGCATATCGCCCAAAGAGATTACCCATATCAAAAATGGCAGCGACCGTTGCATAGTGGTTGAAGGCTTTATGGATTATCTCTCATACCTCACGCTCAAGGCTACGCATCCCGGTAACGGACAGCCTAAAGGAAACGGTCCGGACTATATCGTTTTAAATTCGGTCAGCAATGTAGGCAAGGCTATCCCTGTCTTGAAAGAGTATAAGAGTGCCCTCTGCCTACTGGATAACGATTCCGCCGGAAGGCAGGCTTTTCAGCAGATGGCGCAAGCCGGATGCCCGGTCAGGGACAAGTCCGACTGCTACCGGGAGTATAACGATTTGAACGATTACCTGTTGGGCAGGAAGATGGCGCAGGAGAACAAGACGGATCATCAGCACGAAACAGCCCCGAAGCTGATTGAAAAGCCTGCAAAGAAACAGTCCGGTTGAAAATTATAAAATACTGGTCCTTGTCTGATGCATGAAAGGCAGGCAATAAAAAAGAGAGTCAAATCCCTGCTGGAGGGAATTTGGCTCTCTTTTTATTGCTACCCGGCTACCACCGGATATTTATTCTTAATAATTTCTGATCAGCAATTCATTGACCGCTTCTCTTTTCTCGGCTATGGAACAGATGGAACGGAAGATGCTGATTCGCTGGATATGGAAACCGGCATAGAGGTCGTCGAAGAAGGTGTTCTCAGGGTTCTTTTGCCGGGGATCGGAGTGGAAAGCATTCATTTGGCACCGGTTTCACCTATTCCCTTGCAGAAATTTGCCAGGTTGATCTGCTCTTCATCTCCGAAGTCCTGTGGCATGTAGGAGGTGCAGGAGTTACCCTCATTGACCGGCTTATAAGGCGGGTCAAAATAAAATAGGGAGTTGGCTCCGGTGTATTCTGCGGTCTGCCGGTAGTCACCGTCCAGAATCACAACATCTTGCAGCAGCTTGTGGTTAAAGCGGATCAGTTCCTCTTCCAACAGTTTTACCCGTCCCCCGGCACCAAAAGTGACGGACAGCTTTCCGCTATGGTTTCACGGAGTAGATGCCGTTATAACAGGTACGCATGAAGAAGATAAACAGGGCGGCACGGGTGATGTTATTCGGGTTTCCTTCATTGTAGTAGGTACGTTTCTCCATGAAGTAGACCCTTCTTCGGGTATGTTCCTCCAGCGCGATGTATTCGTCCTGTATCCGGGCAAGCACTTTAATAAGCTGCTCCGGGGATTCCTTGATGACGCGGTAGACATTGATCAGAGCCTCGTTGGAGTCGTTGATGACGCAACGGATTTCCGGATAGGCTTGTCTTATTCAGAAGAAGAGGGCGCCGCCACCGACAAACGGTTCTACATAGGTATCCATCTGTCCGAAGTCTTTCGGAAGGGATTCGATAAGTACGGGAAGCAGTCTTCTTTTACCTCCCACCCAGGGGAAGCAGGGTTTTCCCGGCAGGTTGGCCGGAGAACTTTTCTTTTTTTCCATGTTTACAACATTTAAATGATTAATAAATTAAATAGGGATTATTCATCGTCTGCCGTTTCCAGCAGGTGTTTCAAGTTGGGATCATTTTGGATGCGAAGCAGCTCTTTTTCGATGATTTGCGTCACGTCTTCCTTGATTTGATAGTAGTTCCTTTCGATTTCCTCTTGCATGTGGTCCTTACCATCCGCACCGGTAAAGTCGGTTATGACGGGGATAGGCTTGTAGGCTTTTGTTTCGGCGGCTACCCGTTCATTGTCCACCACGATCTCGCAATGGAATATCTTCTGTTCTATCTTCTCCCCGAAGTTGTCGCAGACACTGCCGACAAACTCTCCTTGCGAGAGGTTGGAGATTTTGGAGGCAGGTATCAGCGAGTCGAGCTGGGTACTGATATTGGTTGAGGTGTCTTCACGGGTCATATTAATGGATTTGCGCTGTTGGAGCACTTTCCCAAACCTTTCAGAAAGGTTTTTCGCTGTTTCTCCGACCACTTGCCCGGAAAAGATATTTCCAATTGTGTTCTGGATCACCCGCGCCTCCTTATCACCGTAGTCACGTATTAACTGGCTGAAATCCTGTGCTCCCAGACATACTGCCACTTTGTTGCTACGGGCGGTAGCGATCAGGGTGTCAAGTCCTTTAAAGTAAAGTGTGGGAACCTCATCCACTAGAATAGAGCATTTGAGCCTGCCTTTTCGGTTGACCATTTTAACGATACGGGCATTATACAATCCTAACGCACATGAGTAAATATTCTGTCTGTCAGGGTTATTGCCGACGCACAAAACTTTGGGTTCCTCCGGATTATTGATATCCAGCGTGAAGTCATCTCCGGTCATAATCCAATATAAGGCAGGTGAGATCAGCCTTGATAGCGGAATTTTGGCGGAAGCTATCTGCCCTTGGAGCTGCTCCATCGCACCACCTTTCCATGCATCCATAAAAGGTGACAGGTAATTCTCCAGCTCCCGGTAAGAGGTCAGTATGGTGAACAGGTCGGAATACGGTTTATTCAATAGCTCTATGGCATGTGGGAAGGTGCAGAATTTCCCGTTTTCATAGATTTTAAGATACCAGATCACCGCCGCAAATAGCACAATCGGGCTTTCTACAAAGAAATCTCCCTGCTTTTGAATCCAACTCTTGTTCAAATTTAACATGATTACATACGCTGATTCGTATGCATCCGCGATATCGGATAGAAACGAAGGATTGAGGGGATTGCACCGGTGGCTGTATCTGGGATCATCGAAATTAATCACATAAAATCCGACCGGCTTGGCATACTTATCCTTGTTTTTAAGCAGCTGGTTATAAGCAATTATGCTTAAATCCGGATACTTAAAATCATAGATATAGGCGGCGAATCCTTTCTCTATCTGCTGGCGGATATAGTTATTGATGATGGCATAACTCTTTCCTGATCCCGGCGTGCCTAATATCAATGAGGCGCGGAAGGGATTAATCACGTTTATCCAGCCTGAATAGGTCTTTCGTTGGTAACGGAAACGGGTGGGCAGGTTTACCGAGTATTCATTGGCAATCAACCTGCGCTCCTGCATGAAGCTCTCGTTCTCGTCGTTAAAGACGTCATCCATGAGTTGGTTCTTCAACAGGCGGCTGATCCAGGTTCCGGCGGTAAGCAGGCTGATATATCCGGCAGCTACGGTAGCTACATATAATAAGGTTAGAAGCGCGACGGGGAAGCGTGCCGTCAGTAAGAGCTCGCTACCAAAAAAGAGCAGCAT